AAATTTGCTAACTCTTCTTTCTCTTCTGCTAATTGCTCTGTAATTGTTTTAATTGTAGATTTAATAACGCCGTATGTTGCAGCGAGACCTGCTAATACTGTACCTAAAGTAATTAGCTCTTTTGTTCCAAGCTCTAGCATTATCGTGCTGTAGCAGGTGTTGTTCCTGCAAAAGGATGTTCTGCAAATGCTATGTAGAGATATGTTGAACTTGCATTAAACCTTGCTGATGCTCCACCACGATGCTTTATGCCATTGCTTAAAAAATCTAAGTCAGCTTCTCCAGTATCCGCTGCCATATTTGAATTAGCTCTAAGATTGCTTTCAGCCATGTTAAATGAATCACGGGTTGTATCCATTATTGTCCAAGAACCGTTAGTTGCTGAGTCTAAATTTTTCCACATAAACCATGCAGGTGAAAACCCAAGCGGAATAAAAGGCCCGTCAGTTGTCGATCCATTTCCCTCAAACAGACCAAATTTTGAGAATCCTGGAATTTCAGCAAACACATACGCTACAAAATTTGCACCCGCTTCGTTAACTAAATCGTCGTTGCCAACAACAAAATGGGTCGTATCAGAATCAGACCATGTTCCTGTAAAATCACTACCAACATTTTGCGTTTCTGCATTTAAGTGCATATGGGCATCATTTTGCTGTGGTATAGACATCACAAACCAATCTTTACCATTAGCAAGGTTTTTACCAATTATGAGATCAGGTTTTTTTCCTAGACCATGTGCGACCTTAGTATGTTCACTATTAGAAATCTCATCATTTTTTCCTTGATATGTTACAACAGAAAAACCAGCGGTTTGATTAGCACGGTGCGTACAAGCGGCGATAGCATCATCTCCTGTGCCTGACTCTGAAACGGCTGTATCGCTGTCGCCACCTTTCCACTGCCATGCAATATAACTATTACTTGAAGAGTTCACTTGGGCTGCACTACCCGTTGCGGATAGCGAAAATCCATCAGAACGAAAACTTAAATTGCTTTCAGTATATTCAGCAAAGTTAAGAGATGGATATAAACCTTTATTTCCACCACGCACAGCATCTATTAATGTGCCGTGGTTTCCACCATCAGTTTCTTTTAGCCAGACTAATGAAGGTTGGAAAGTTGAATTTCCAGATTGAGTAACAATTTTTGCGCTTGGCGATCCAGCATTACCATCATATGTGGTTGCTTGGAAATGAGCCGTGCCATCTTCAATAGCAGGTGCTGATGCTGCAAGTAAATTAGTTGTGTTTATTGCTTTAGCACCTGTAGGTAACGTCTGGGTCCAGTTGTCTGCCTGAAACCTTAATTCGACAGTGCCGTTATAGGTTTCTATAAACGGCATAAAATCTGTTGCTGTAAAACTTGCTACAATAGTATTAAACGAATCGTTGTTTTTCCTAACCTTTAAATTAGTACCATCAACATGAAAACTTATAATATCGCCTGTCGTAAAAGACGACCATGCACTGTGTGTTCCTATGCTTGATGCACCACTGCCAGTATTTTGGTAAATCGTGGTGTTTTGATCCCATACATGATAATTGTTCTGGCCCGTTTGAGTACCGCCATGACCTGCATTTGGAAAATCAACACCAGCACTAGCTGATGTAACACCAAATCGTTGTCCTGATGCTGAACCGTTAGCAGTGTTCTTAATCTCCCAATAAGCACCGTCAAACAATGTATGCGATGCGCCAACACCAGCATTTGAGTTTGAGCCAACAACTTTTAAATTGCCCTCCGAAAGCGTTTGCGTAGATGCTTTAAAAATAGGCGACATAACACAGTGATTATTAGTACAGGTGTCAGTAGTTTGTGTAGGTGAGTTTATAGCAAAAACATTATTTCCTACACTACCTGAACCATCCACCCAGCTTATGCTGTCAGCCCGTGCCGCCGTTTCGCCTTGCGCGAACACAATCCGCATCGTGTCACTGTTCGTCTGCGAATATGTATGAACTACAGAACCGTTGCGATAGACCTTAATCTGCGATCCAACTCTGCCAATTTTCCAAGTATCTCCATCAGCGATAGTCGTTGCATTTACAACTACAGAACTTCCATAAAAAATATCATTGTTCGCTGATACCGTCGATGCCTGAACATAGAAGCTATCCGTCATAGAACCCATGCCACCACCAGAATTACTATCATTAAACGTGCCGTCCTCCGCAGTGTCGTACACACCAATGGCCCAATTTTGTTTACTGCCGTAACGCCATTGAAATTCAAAATCTCCCGCAAACGTCTGATCGGATTTAATGGCTTTGTCGCCAGCAGTCGGAACTAAAGACCCTTCAGTAAAAGTGTATGAGCCAGTTGATCCAGTCCAATCTGATGCTGCATTGAAAGTAGTTTGAGTTCCTGAAGCAGAATAATCTGCACCAAGAAATGTGCTTGTAGTAAACGGTAGGTAAAAACTATTTCCAGTAATACCCTGCTTAGGGCTTAAAACAAGAGCAACGGTTCTAGCCCTACTATCTGTAGTGCCATCTGTCCTCGCACAAGTTACGGTAAAATTACCACCAGTTGATTTTGCTGAAGATGCACCAGAATGACACACTCCACTCGGCTCAATGTCTTCATCAATATTCTCTGTTACATCACTACCCCAAGTGACTCTCTTCCCGCCAGTGCCACCACGACCAGCGAGTATAACGCTTCCATCTGGTACACCTGTTAAAGTAAATGAAGCCGATGTATTAGAGCTTGTTTGTAAATCAAACAAATTGTGATCGCCCGTTACTGCCCAAGCAATAACTCCGCATCGAGACTGTGCTGTGTTCCATGTAACAACAATATCTCCAGTTGTACCAGATGGAACGTCAGCCCTCCAAAGTTCAGAAACATAATATTGCGGTTCAACAGAGTTAGAAACATCAGATACTCTAGTAGCAGATACCCCACCAACCGTTAAAGAACTCACATCAGGGGCAGTAGTTCCTGGTTCTTGGGCCGTTACAAAAACATAAATAGCTCTCGTTTCAGACGCCGTGCCTAAAGCTACGCTGCTATAAGTGTAAGTTGTTAACTGACTGTTGGTTGTCGCACTTGCGACATTTGCTATTGCTTCGGCTGTTGAGCTTAAAGCAAAAGTGTCGGTTAGGTCTTTAGGACGCCATACTCCGTTATCATCGTATTCACCAAAGTTTGTTGCATTCGTTTGAACCGCCCCATCCATGTAAACTGTTTGAGCAAGGTAGCCATCATAATCTTGAACGGAGTAACTTGCCCTTGTAGCAATTCCAAGAGAACTAGTTGTTGCACCAAATGGAAAGGCATCATCTTGAGCTAGTGAGTTGTTTGTTTTTGTCCAATCTGTAACTTCAGTACCGTTCAGCCAAACTTTATTGACAGGATCACCTAAAGTCGAAAGAGTCCAGACAAGATGATACCACGCATGAGGGTCTCTTAAAACAAGGTCCGAAGTCCAATCAATCGGTACGCCTCCTGCATTATTTTCTGCTAACAATCTAATTTTATCAGCCGTAGTAATTTCCATAAGAAATTGTGCGCCCGTCTGAAACCCAATTAAGTTTTGCTGATGACCTTGCGAGTTCGCGCCTAGTCTTCCCCTTTTGAACCATGTCGAGAGGGTTATGGTTTTGTTTGACGTGCCAGTGGTTGAATATACTTTTTTTAAATACTGATCAGATGCGTCGTTAAAAACTGCGCTGTTATCAACCTGAAAACCGCCAGAAGAAAAAGACAATATACCTAGAGGAATAGAGTGAAGCATTTAACTTACGCCACCATGATTACCTATAAGAAGCCACGTATCAGTAGCTATTTTTAAACAAGACGCTGAAGCATACTGTGCAGCTATTGCGCCTGATCCTGTGCTTACACCGTTTACAGTTACACCGCTACCACCTGTAACAGTAGTTGTTCCAGCACCCAACATGACCACATCAATACGATCACCTACTGCAAAAGCTACACTAGAGTTAGGTGGTATGGTAAGCGTGTTAGCACTAGCGTTACTCATTGTTACTGTTTTAAACGCATCACCAATAACTAACGTATACGATGTTCCTGTTTGAGCGTTAACAGCACCAGCTATCTTAGCAGGAGTTACAGCGTTATCTTGAATATCCGCTGTTTCAATTGTATCAGCAGGAAGAACAGGAACTTGACTAAATGTAACTACACCGTTAGATGCGATAGCAATTGCATCTGTGTCACTTGTATGCCCAATGTTTGCCCCGTTAATAATAATATCATCTACTGTAAGAGTAGTGAGAGTACCTACCGAAGTAATGTTACTTTGAGCAGAACCTGTAACAGTAGCTGCTGTGCCACTAACGTTACCAGTTACGTTACCAGTTAAGTCTCCTTCAAATACTGCATTAATTGTTCCTACAGAACCACTAACGACTTCACTAGATATACTTGCATCAGGTATAAATTTAAGTTTATAGGAGTCGTTATCATCAATACCAAGAAATGCAGTTTTTGCTGCACTACCTGTATGATATTGCATTGCAATACCTACATCTTTGTTGGTATCTGCTCCTAGCACACCACCATCAGATGCTGTTTGTAAATGAATAATAGGATCAACAACAGCTAATGTTGTTGTGTCAAGTGTGGTAGTTGTGCCGTTAACAGTAAAGTTACCCGTTACTGTAAGATTTTGAGACATTGATACATTGCCGTTAGCAGCAATAGCTATAGAATCCGTATCACTAGCAGAACCAATATTACCATCATCAGGTATAACAAGACCACCTGCACTTAGCGTAAGAACACCCGCACCAGACAATTGCATCTTAGAAGCAGGAGTATCGGTGTTGGCAGCTTTTGTTTTAAAATCAATAGAAGATGTACCAGTTCCGTCACCACCACCCGAAGACAGCGTAAGATTACCGCCGTTTACGTTATTAGAACCTGTAGCACTAGAACCAGCAGCAACCGTTAGATTTTTACCTGCTGTTGTACTAGTAGTAGAAGATACACCAATCTCCCAATTAGCTTCGTTGGTAAACGTTACACCACCATCATCTATCTGTACAATATCTGTACCGTCCACATCAAAAAGTATCTTACCAGCATCTCCACCAGTATCGGCGGTTGCTGTAGATATCTCTAGATAGTTAAGTGTCTGTGCGCTGGAATCAAATACAGCTTGTATCATTCCTTTCTCGGCGTCTGCACCACCTATAGATATAGACGGACTACCATCGTTTACATCTTCTAGAAGTTTAAGATCAGAGCCATCAAAGGTAAGGTGATCTTCACCTGCAAGAGCGTTAGCACCAGTAACTGTAGCTATTGTATTGTTAGTGCTTCCAGTAAGACTACAAACAGAACTTAAACCATCTAACAGATTTAACTCTGTAGCAGTAGACGTAACAAGAGTGCCTCCTAGTTTAAGACCACCTGCTGCACCATCATGTGTGCTAATATCTACTGTGATATCAGTATCAGTACCTGCACCTAATATTGAAAGACCTTTAGTAAGAGTGCCATCATTCTCTGCAACAAAGAAGTCTATGCCGCCTTGTTCACCACCAGCGGTAACATCTACAATGGTAGATTGTATGCGTCCGTATGTTGTAGCAGCGTTTCCTGCATCCTCACTTAAAAAGTCTATATTTCCAATTACATCGTTTGTTGCTGGGCTGCTTCCGTCTTTTTTAAATTTAAGTGTTGCACTGTTAGCATCTGCGTTACTGTTAAACAACGTTAGAACAGGTTTGGCAGAGGTTGCACTTTCGATGGCCATATCTGATCCTGTCAATACAAGATCATTATCGCCATCTTCATCGTATTCTATTGTCCATTCTGAGCCAGTTCCAAAGATAAGTTTTTCATCATCTGCGATCATAACATCGTCAGAATACTTAAACATATCCTCATCTTCTAACCACGTTAAAACACCGTCATTAGTTTCTCCGTCAAACGTTACGGTAATATCTGTTCCTGCAGTTCCTGCACCTAGCGTGATAGAGTTACTACCTGCTAACTTTGATAGTCCACCACCATTACCTGCTGTTCCATCGTGTGTGTGACCGCTTGTACCAAAGGCTGTTACAATTGCATCAAACTCGTTATTAGAGTCAGAAGCATTAATTGTATCGCCAGTTGTATACGTGCTTTGTCGTGATGAGTATCCCGCCATTACATTCTAGCCCCTGGAGTAAATTCTAGTTCAAATCCTTTTAGTGTTATAGGAGGATTACCTGATTCGTCTTCAACTCTTATAACTACTGTAAACCCACTACCTTCTACGCTTTGTCGAACAATGGGTATCCCTGTTGCACCGTATACGGACGTATCGTAGGTTCCTGTTCCGTATACAGCGGCTGTGCTTTGTGTTGTTAAAGTATAAGCTGCAGGTTGCGGAGAACTTGCATCTTCAAAGTCATACTTTACAAATAAAGATGCGTTAACGCTTCCCTCTGTATCAAAGTTAAGATTGATACGTTGCATACTTTTACGTATACCCGCATCTCCCATAGTAAGGTCAGGAGAGCGGTATATTGCTCTTATATTTGTTCCGTCAAAATCGTTACCTAATTCTTGTCTAAAAACATATCCATCAAAACTACCATGCACTACAGTTTCATTGGCTCCTATAAAATCAGAGTCAGCAGAAGCTGCTTTGACACCTTTTAAATCTGCGTACTCCCACCCTATCTGTCCTTGTGGGTTTGACTTGATAACACCTATTATACCTTGTGCGCTGGCTTCTGAACCACCTATGGTTGGATAGAATAAACGGTACTGACTTTTTGTTCTAATAACGGTAGAGCATATATTATCAAAACCAATCTCATTAATACGTTGCTGTATTTGTTTTGATACAGTTCCTAGTTCTACGTCACCAATTCTAGCAGTACCAGCAATTGTACGTAGACCGTCTGGTGCTAGAAAGATTAAGTCACCACCTATCTCCTGCACACTGTTGCCATCGCTACAACCAATGTTACGAGACACTGGTGCAATTGCAAAGTCAGAACTAGAACTACCTGTTAGTTTGAATATTCTGTCTTTACCAAAAATAATAAGTGACTCACGAAACGATTTAAGAGCAACAACTTCTGTGTCTACTTTTACACTGCCAGAGCCTGAACCTGTGTAATCAGTTTCATCAAACGGCACTGTAAATTGAACCTGTTGTTTTGCAGCAGAAGCACCAGCATAGAAAATATGATTTTTAAATGCTGCTACTGATGTAGCGTTAGCTGGTGCGCCTGAAGCATTTAGAGCAGTTAGCGTACCACCAGTAGTGTACCTTGCTGGTGTGTTAGCACCATCAATCCATATAATAGAGTCCGTTCCGTTAAAGTTATACTTTTCAAAGCGTGGTCTATTAGGTGTGTTAGCTTGAGTACCAATAGAAGACCAAGCACTTCCCGTTCCAAACTTAACCGCTGTGCCAGAAATTGCTATAACACCGCTGTTAAATACAGCTACACCTGTAACCTTATTACTCCCGTTAACTTGACCAGAGGCAAACTTAGTTGTTCCGTCTATACGTCTGTAACCACCCTTAACAGATGGCTCGTAATTTTGTAATATACTAGCAGCACCCACAGGCATTGTGTACACATCACGGTCTAGAACAAGACCTCCTGACGTTGTAACAACGTAGGGTGATATATACTCAGGTGCGGTTATTTGTGCCATTTAGTTTCTTCAATCTCTCTTGCCTAGCTATCCACATCTTAACAAGCTCTGGATTACGCTCTTGTTTTGTTGCACTGTGAGAGTATTTACCTCTCTTGTTCTGAACTTTAGCCATTATGTGTTTACCTTGATAAGTTTACCAGAGGAACGTAAGCCCCGTGCGTACATGTAGTTCTTTCTGTTTAGAAGCTCGACACGCATACGCTTGATACCTTCAAAGTAATCTTTCTCTGCTGCTTCCTTACCAGCAACGTTGGCTCTCATCATGTACGTGTAATACTTTGCTCTGTTAACGATGATGTCGTGAAACCTAACGGGCAATGTAGGAATATCTGTGTATGCAGATAAATCAGTGTGTGTTTGGTAGTATTGATACGACACACTTAACACACGATTAGGAATAGGAGATAAACCGTACTTTTCATCATTTGTTTTATACACATAGTGTGGTAGCGCAAACTGATTAGTAGATGTTTGGTCTAGGTCTGTTTCTGAAAAAGTCTCGAACCACTCATCGTGTGAGATATAACGTAGTTTATGTGGTTGCTCGTTCTCAACAACCTCTATTGTGTCTACCTCTGATTCGCTACCGCTTGACTCAGCAAGACCAATGTACGTTGTTGTGGCTGTAGCTGTAAACCTGTTAACTTGCCACTCACCATCTCCAGCATCTGTAACACTAAGCGTTGCACTAAGATTCTGTGTCCCTCCAGATGATGTGCCTACTTTTAGTGTTACATCATTAGAGAACGTGCGTGTTCTAACCACATACTCTTTGTTAATGATGGTCTGAATAGTTTGTGTTACCTCTGCACTTGATAGCCGTAAAGCTCCAACCACAGAAGCACCTGAGTTTGTAGTCTCAACTTTGATTGGTGATCCTGATACTACGGTCCAGTTAAGTATGTTAGTGTTAAACGTTCCGTTAGTAATTAAATTTTTAGGACGCAACATAAATGTGTCCCAATCAATCTTACGGAAGTCAGAGGGCAGTGAGTATTCTTGTGTGCCAGCAACTATATCGTCAGTTCTATTTGCAATCAAATAAGGCCACTCAATCTCTGCATTGTAGATGTCGTTAATGGCTTTATTTACAACATTTTTTACTGTCGTTTGTACGCCCCTTGACGAACCAAACGTTGTAGCAGTAAGCTCTATTTCATTTAGTTCATTGAGAACATTATTTACAATAGTAAGATAATTCATTATTCCTCACAATCATCGCAACGACAAGTTTTACAAACCTCTACTTGCTGGCTTCCAGTGTCACTACTATGATTTCTAAAAGACCGTACTGTTGACAAAGTTTTAGTAAGTCTATCGCCACAATGAGAGTCATATTTACAATTACCACATTTGGCCATCAGCACTTCCACCTTCTTCTGGCTTGCCTGATGCGCGAGTTAGGATCATTTCTAGTTTTAGCAGAGCTACGTTTCAGTTGTCCTAACGACCTAGCGCAATAGCTCTTTCTACGCTTGGCTGCTTTGCTTCCTGCTTTAACCTTACCAGTAACAGCACCTTTTAGCTTGGACCCTGGATTAGCTCTACGGTGTGCAGCGATACCTTTTTTTGTCATACCAGCACCCTTTTTAGTAGGGCGATAGTTTGCTCCTTTACCTCTAGTAGTTTTAGGTATAGCTTTTTGAGGTTTACGTGCCATTAATCCTTACCGTATTTAGATACCTTGCCTCCGTAGGCATATTTACGTCCACGGTACATCATGCCGCCACCCATCATCTTCTTGGGTTTGATCATGCCACCGCCCATAGCTTTTTGTTCTTTACCAGTTTTTGCGGTAATGATATCTGCTTGAGTAATTTTATCAAAAGGTGGAGCAAACTTTGCAAGTTTTTTATTTTTCTCACTCATAGCCATTGTTAGATTCCTTTATGTTGCCGCAAACACACGCACGTTAGCGGTGCTGCCTGAAGAGTTATAACATTCGATGCGATCAATAGTATCTGCAGTCCAGTTTGTTTCCCACGTATCGTTTTCTGCAAGATAGTTTGATTCACTAAATGATCCAGCAACATCACCTCTGTTACGGCTAAGATCATCTGCAAGACAAAACGGAATACCTGCTTGTAACTTAACAACCCATGCGTTCTCTAGGTTACTGCCAGCAACGGTGCCACCCTCATTACACATAAGCTGTATCTCTACAACCTGATCTGACTCAACCCACAAGAAATCAAAGTCATCTAACATCGTGTCATTCCATACCTCTACTAGCGTACCGTTAGTAATAGAATAACGTTTGTCAAAGTAATGTGTTATTGTAATTGAGTCTGTAGCTGTAGTGCTGCCACCAGTGATAGTGTGCGAGTCATCATCTGGTATATCTACAGTAAAGTGTGTAGTGAGGCTTAGAGTAGCCATTATAATTTCTCCGTTTTCTAGAAACTATTTACCCCATTCTTTCTTCAGGTAATTCTGTACAAGAACAGATTTGGTAAAAATTTGCGGTGCTTCTTTATTCTGTGATAAAAATTGATTTACCTCATATAGATTTTTTAGTATGAAATATTGTTGATACGAAATGTTAGAAGACATCCAACCTAGTATGTTTGTTCTAACTCCAGAGGTTACTTTTGTAACACCGTGGGGATACGTGATAGGAAAGATAGCTGCTTGCCCCATCTCCAATTTTCTAGAAATAACGCCCAACTCTGTTTCAAAGAATATCTCTCCACCTTCATAGTTGTCATCCAGATTAATAGTAAAACCATAGTCAAAGAAGATATTATTGGATTTTGGACTTGCTTTAAAATTGTCAACATGAAGATTGTAGTAGTCTCCTTCTTCGTATCTGTTATAATAATTTACTGAAACTCTGTTGGGACAATACACTGTATCAATATAGTGTGTGTCATACATCTTAGAGATAATCAGTTTGCGTACTTCATCTGGTACGCTCTGTGATTCTTTGTTCTTTTTGATATCTGATACTGGTTGTGTTTCGTTGCCGTCACCAAAAGTATCGTTGTTAATTTCATTGTAGCAGAAGTCTGCTTCTTCTTTATTAAGTAGCTGTACAAACATAATATGGCCCTTTCACAAATAATTGAACACAGCAAGAAAGGTGTGGGATTTTTACAGAACCCCACGAAACTGTTAGAACTACGTTCCAGATGAAACTGTAGCTGATTCGACAGGGTTACGAGAGATGTCGCAGATAACAGCGTGTACGCGCATACGCAACGCAGTTGTTCCACTAGAACCACCATCAAGAACCGTGACTTGAATCGCGTTAGCGGAGGTAACAGTGTTAATCGCTGCTGCTTTCAAATTAAATTGAATAAGCGCAGCAGAGTTAGAGCCTCCACCGTCAACTAGCGAATCAACATCCGTCGATACACCAACGTCAAGAGTAATTTGTCCATTACCTGAAGCTTCTAGAACTTCTAGGCAACCACCAATTACCATCGTGTCTGCAGGAAGGTCGATGAGTTTTACCACATCATCTCCTGCAAGGCTGGTGTTGTCTACAGCATCGTATACTGGAGAAGTAATGACATAAGGAACAGAAGCATTAGAAGGATGTCCTACCGTGCCTCCACCCGTAACTGTCCGATCATAAGTAGCCATGATTCATACCCTCCTTACGAGCCAAGATCAACAACACCAGAGAACACACCCTTGTAGCCGTCGCCGCTACCGCGCAGAACTTTACGTCCGAAGACATGAAGACCACGAACAATATCAGCAAAGCTGTCAGGGTCACGAATAACTTCCGTTTTGGCAATGTGAGAAGCTGTAGCAACAGCACTCATATGTCCATACAAGAAGATGTGTTCACCAGCATTGGTCGATGAGAATGTGTGACTCGACGCTGAACCAGCACCACCGTTAACGATAGCGTTAGTCTGATACAGTTTAAAGCCGTGAATGATTCGATCCGTTACCATACCATTCATTAGCGCAGAACCTGCTTCTCCAGTAACACTGGAATCCATCAGTTTTGCATCGGCTTGACGCAGAACTTCATAGAACTCAGGGTCGGCAACTAGCCAACGGTTTTCATAAGGGACATCGTTTTCGTCCATAACCTTTGCAGCAGCACTGATTGCATTGGCAAGTTCGTTACCCGTGCAAGCAGAACCAGTACCAGAACCAGTGATAGGAGACGCATCCGTACCCGTATCACCTGCGCTAGTAGCAGCGTTGCTGTAAATGTTGTTAAGAACGTTGAAGTCAAACGCTTTCTTCAAAGTGTACGCACCAGAAGAAGTCGCCAGTGACTCAAAGTTAAGGTGGGAATGACGCTCTTCAATGTCATCTACCTTAAAAGCAAAATAGTTGCCCTGATCCACAACAAGCTGGATTTGGTCATCTGCCAAATCTTGCGTGTTAACTGTGGAACCGCGAGTATACGAAGATACCGAAATGGTCGGCTCTTTAATGATATTCACGGTGTCACCGAAGTTCTCAATCTCTCCAGAGTAATCGGTGTTGGTAATAGCTTCCGCTACCGAAGACCTACGAAAGTATTTGAGTACCTTTTGACTGTAGATAACAGGTACGAAATTACCTGACGGTAAGTTTGCGTATCCTGCAGCACTTGCATAAGCCATTGCTTATACTCCTTTTACAAAAGGTTTCAGTTTATTATAGAGAATCTACTACTCGACCCTCTTTAGCTGCCTTGTCAATATCCTTTTCTACAGCAGCATATTCGTGAGGTTTTAACTTAGAAATCTCTTCGACAGTCCAAACTTTAGTGTCATCCTGCAGGTCTTCAATATAACGCCGTTGTTGCGTTTTTGTGATAGCCTCTGCAGCACTACGTTTTTGTGTCTTAGATTTTCCTTGTGTAGTAGACCTCTTTTTTGACCTCGTTTTAGAGGACATACCTTTATCCGCTTTATACAAGTCAATAACTCTTGCGGCCCATTTAGCATCAGTATTGTTTTTATAGATACCATCTGCAATTGTAGAAGGCTGCTCATCAAGCCAGTTAAGAAAATCATCACTCTCTTTTAACTCACCAAAATCAGAGTGCATACTTAAAAGCTCTTGTTCTGCAGTTTGTACAACAGCTTCTTGCTCTTTAATTTTAAGGTCTTCAAGACGCGACTCAATGTCTTTGACTCTATCACTTGCCTTTAACGCTGAGATAGTTTCTACAACATCGTAAACATCTGGATACTTTTCACGGAACTCTGTCAACTCTTCCTCTGTCTTGGGCAGCACTGGTAGTTCACTAGATTTTTCTGCCATCGAAAGTTTAGCTTCAAGAAGTTCTTGTTGCTGTTTCCATTCGTTTAGTTTGTTGTCGTAATGCTTTTTTAAATCACCATAACGTTTTTTATAGTCATGTTCATTTGAAGCATTATCTTGCCTATTGACCAGACCTTGTTTTTTAGGTTTCGGAGTAGCCATGTCTACAGGGTCCTCCACCTCATCATCGTCTGGTTCGTCTAAGCTTAACCTATACTGATTCTCGTATGGGGTAGGCTCAAGTTCTTCGTTGTACTCCTCTTCTAAAGCTATATCATCATTACGTACAGTCATCTTTACCTCTCTTTCGTGGGGCCGTACTGAACCAGGATAAATTAAAAAAGCTCATCCAAAAAGTTACTAGCATACGGGTAGCCTACGGTAGGTTAGCAATGGGGCCAAACAACACCTTGTTACTTGGGTAGCCATTGATTTAAAGGAACATCTGATAAAATTCAGAATTACGATGTTCCAATTCTTTTACTTCGCCATAACCATTGCGATAGTATCTCTTGTATTCCTTGTGCATTGTTTCCGTATCGTTATCTATAGCTGCAGCTACAAACTTAGGAAACTTACGTAGTCCGTTTGCACCAAGGTTAAAAACAAAATCAGTAAACATTTCTTTACAATCTTGCGGAAGGCTGTCAAAGTCATCACTGGCAAACTCAGAGATAACGCGACTAGCTCCATCGCAAGCATTTAGTATATCGTGTATTAGTAGCTTCTCTATTTCGTCGTCACTAACACCCTCTTGCATCCACTCTTCACTGTCTAGTAGTTTGTGTCCGTAACCAATAGTGTCGTTACCGCCTTCTGGTGATTTGTGTGGATACCATGTGCCGTCTTGAAAACCAGCTTTACCGCCGTTTTCGACACACTTAATGTACTCTATGAACTGCCCACGTATTTCCATTACGCTGCCTCGTCAATGACTCTATCTACAAAACCACCATCTTTTTTATTTATAGCGAAAAATAAATGACTTTTTACTTTGTACGTTTGTCGCATATTTTTTACCCATACTGGTGGTTCTTTTAGTGCGCTAGGATTATAATAATGTGTAGCACCATTAGTAACGTCTTCATCTTCACCTTGAACTATTTTTGCTGCTAGTTCTTTTGCTTGTTGATACAGGCTATCATTAGATTTGGTGTTCATCATAGCCATGAAGTTTTCGTAGCGTTGACCTTTGTATGCTTCAGGATCATTTAAGTCTGGAAGAATTGCTGAAAATTGTTTCTTTGCTAAAATAACTTCAGGCACGGTTTTACCAAATCTTGTGCCATACTTAGTACGATTATTAATAACGTGCATGACGGCTCTCATACCTTCTATACCGTCTCCCCTTGCTTCGCCCATAGCAACAAGAGCCATCATTTGAACAGGATGCAACCTACTAAATTTAGACATGATTGTTTTAGCTTCTTGCATTTTTTGTGCTTCAGGTGTTGCCCTCTCTTCAGGTGCAGCGGTTTGAGGCATTTTTGGCTCGTCAATAGCAGGTACACTGTCACCAGTAAATCCTGATTCATCTACCCCTATTTCTCTCATAGGCTCTGTTCGTTTTTGCATAAACGGGTCTGGCCCTGCAGGAAATGGAGATTTTGATTCAGGAATATCTGAATATACTTGATCTCCTGTTTCAGGCATAGGTATACCTCCTGGTTCAGTTCCAAGAGCGTATCCTTGTGGTGCAGCAAAACCTTGTTGTACAACACGGCCCATTGGGTCAACCATTGGCGGTTGTTGTGCTTGCCTACGTGTGCGCTCAAGAGCTTGCATTTGATTGTAAGCAGAAGGTGATTGCTGTGACGCATCAGCTTCTAGCACTGCAGCACTTGTTTGCATTTGTTTCTTTTGCGGATCATCTACAAACCCGCCTTGTTGCATCATTGGTGCTTGGGGTGCTGCAACCTTTTGTGCTGGTGCTGGTGCAGGTACTGCTTCAGCCATAGGCTGCTGCTCCTGCATAGATGGTTGCTTTTCTTCTTCAAGACGCTTACGCAGGTCGAGACCTTCTTGCCTGATTTTATCAAGATACTTTTTGCCACCGCCAAAGAACGGCACAAGCATTTTAGGAATGTGGTATTCATAGTTACTTACTTTAATTGGTACATCATCAGTTGGGTCTAGGTCTGTGCCTTTAAGATTAACACCGTTCTTCATTGCTAGATCGATAGCTTCTTTAGCGTAACGATTGAGGTCTTTTAGGCCAACTAGTAATACTGTCTCGTAGGGCAGAATGTAGTCACCTGCATCAGCTTCGCGTGGTATGTCGTCTTTTACAGATTTAGCACCGCCCTGTTGTGGTTGCGCTGCTTGTTCGTTGATCATGCCAAGGTTGGACATGTCGGCTTCTGCACCTTGTGGTACTTGACCGCCTTCTTGAATTTTAACGGCACCACCGTCTTGGAAAGGGTCTTCACCATAATCGTCACCGCCCATAGTGTCAGCATCGCCGCCAGCTTCAGCACCCATGCCAATATCCTCTTCACCTGGAGCATCTGGAGAACCTGCTTCAGGACCGCCTATGTCTGTTCCTTGAAAATCACCACCAAGGTCTTCATCTGTATCGCCACTATATACTGGTGCCTTAGATATTGCTTCATCAAGTTCATTAGAAAGATTTTTATCAAGTCCAAAAATACCACCAACGCCTTTTCCATTTCTGTAGGCTATTGCTAAATCTAAATCTGTCTTTATTAAATCTTGAAATTCTGAATACGTTCCACCGCCTACAACTTGACCACCAGGGGTAACGTATGTGCCATCTTTTTGATGGCCTGGAGTAAACCCTGGTCCCATTCCAGGTGTAGCAGGATCAGCACCAAAAAATTCTCTTACTTTATTACCAATTTTAAAGAAAACGCTATCTCTATCTCTTGCAGACATAAGAGAAGCATACTCATCAAGGGATATGACTTTACCCGTATCTGGGTCAACAGGTTCTCCACGATCATTCATGTGGGTAATGCCTTGTTGAAAAGCAGCAAGCTGCGCGTCATTTATCGTACCCATTGAAATCATATCTTCAATCTGTCCTGATGTATAACCATCTAAAGTAGTATATACATTTTCAGACGCCGCCATTTTTGACAAAGCTGTTCCTGGTGATACAAACATTAACGCTAATGTTGATAAATCAACATCAGGATTAGCTATTGGTGGAGCGTAGTTTGTGTCTTCATCTGAAGGGCTAGGACCGCCTTCATCAATAGCTTCACGTTGCGTTTGTATGACAGATTTAGGTGCAGCGATTGGTTCTATTGCAGGTTCGGGTGTAGATGTAGCTGGTTTTGTTCCTTGCGCTATACCAATACGACCTTGAAAGGAACCAAACGGAGAAGAAGTAAATGTAGAAAGACCACTTGGCAACAAACCTGATTGTGCTGCAGTACGATAAAACTTTTGTGCAGAAACACCTTTAGGTATTTCAGGCAATAGCTCGTTCTGGCGAACACCTATGCCCTCATTTATCTTTTCAACAACTTCAGGCCAAGAAAGTTTTTTCTTACCAGAAACAGAAGATGTAATACCTTTTGGCTTTATTGTTCCAGGTTCAATAGTTGTACCTGTAGCACCTGTTAAGGCATCTTCAAATTGTTGGGTGATTTCCTCTAGTGTTGCCATCTTTATGTGCCTTTATTGTAGCTTGTGTAGCATCCTTTAGATTAATTAAGGTTTCCAGTAAAGCCAGCTTGCCCTGGAGACGGCGCAGTTCCAACTCCGATTCCACCACCACCAACTGCTGTCTCATCGTTTGGGCCACTTCCTTGAGGTAGCTTTCCAGCCCCTGCCATTCCAGATTGCTGTTGGCCAGCGGCAGCAGCTTCTGGGCTTGCTCCTTGTTGATCATTAGGCATAAGTCCTTTTAGTATTTCTGCAAAGATTGCTGCATCGTTTATGTCGTTTACGAGTAAGTCTGGTTCGATGTCTTGACTTATTGCAAGCTCTCGAATCAGGTTTGGTATTTTTATAAACGGTGCCAGCATAGGATTCGCAACTGTCTGGAGCAAAGCTGTTAATCGTTGGGTGCGTACCTCTTTCTGTATTACTGCACTGGTTCCTTTTGGTTTAATTTCTAGATCACCAATCATCTCTGGTGTCTTGTCGTTAAACTGCATGTTCCACTGAAAGAAAGCTTCTCCTAGTGGTTTAAGAAGAAAGTCATCAATGTTCTTGATAACAGTCTTTACGCTAAGTCCTGCGCTGGACATTAACATGCTTAGTCCAGCAGCAGTTCGTCCTGTTCCTGTAACACCCGTCTGCCCGTGTACAATAGACGGTATGCCTGTTTGCTCGTCAGCAAGTTGCCTTGCCTTGTCAAACATCTGCACGTTCTCTACTGCAGTGCTGGGAAACTTAATGCCATTTACGGCTGTGCCTGTAACACCAGACTGCCGCCTGAATATTTTACCTGGATATACGTCCATTGTTTGACCAGGAACAAGCTGTGTTTCATCTATGTCAAACACAAGATTACCTGCCAATGCTAGGTTGTCGATAGCCATACGAATGTGACCATTCATCAGCATCTGGCTATCTTCCATGTTCTCTGCTACGCCTACACCAAACAACTGGTAGGGATTAAGTTCATACGGGAAAGCTTGGAAGGGTATACGTGCAGGAATAAATGGATTGGCTACGAACCGTAGTATCTCGTTGCCAGATATCCATATGTTTACTTGGACGGCATCGCCTTGCTGAATTTC